GATCTCCCCCACTCCTCCGGTCGCGCCAACTGTTCCCGCAGATCCGCTGAGAGTCGCCACGCCTCCGGCCACCGATGAAATGGTGTACGTGCCGGGCGTGAAATCCGTGCCGGAGTCGATCTGCAGACTCAGGCCTGCGTCACCTGAGACAAAGGGCCGGGTGGCGCTCGTTACCTTTGTGGCGTCCGCGGCGTCGATTTCCAGATCGAAGAGGAATGCCTTCACCGCGATCGCGAGGTCGGTGTATTCCGCGGCGATGACGCGGATCTTATCCACATGAACGGTGACCCCGTCCGACTCCACCCAGACCCGATAGGCGTATCCAGCCGAGACCACCAGCAGCTCGTTGCCGTTCGCGAAGATTTGCGCGGGCGTGTGATCGTCGTCGTCGCCCACGTCGCCGAGGACCTGCTGCGTCGTGTCCGCAAAGACCTCGTACAGCACGCTGCCCGAGATCGCAAACATGCGGCCCTCGCCCATCCAGAGCGCGCGGATCGCGCCCGAGCCGATGACGACGAACGTCTGCAGGCCCGGCGTGCCGATCAATCTGCCGACCGCTTTGCCACTGCCGGATTCAATGATTTCCGGGAACAAATTGATCAGCTGACAACTTTCGGCACCCGGATCATCCAGGGTGTAGAAATCGCCAGTGAAAAACGGGAGCTTGGGCATTAGGCAGCGATCAAAAGGAAGTCGATCTTCACCGCGGCCGTGTGCGCCTTAACGGCGGGGGCTGTCCCGGCGAACCGGAACATGGCCCACTCGCCGGGCAGCAGGCGAATGCAGGCATTGCCCGACACGGAGTCGTAGACGTCGACGTAATTGGTGACGTCCTTGTTCGTGATCATGCAGTACCCGGGGGTCGCGACTCCGCCGAGCGGCAGGGCCGTGACGCTCGTCGCGACGGTCATCGTTTCGCGCACATAGTCCGTGCCGGAGACCGTGAATTGCTGGGTGCCCGAGACCATCGTGGTCGAGATATTCGACTTATTGAAGCCGAGCGTCAGATTGATCGTTAGTTCTTTTGCCATTGAGAGATCCTTATGCGGCCTGCGGCGGCGCGTCTTGCGTGCCTGCGAAATTCGAGGCGTTCAGTGCGAAGAGTTCTTGCTTGCTCTGCTGGGCGATGCCCATCACGATAGGCCCCGGGTCGCGTCCGTACTCCGGAGCAAGAGCCACCGCCAGGTTGTAGCGGATCGCGCGGCCGTAACTGGGTGGAAGGTCGAGTGCGTTGCCGAGAGCCAGGTCGTCGGCGAGCTCTTCCCATACATAGAGATCGAGAGAGCAGTTCTGGGACGGGATCGGCCAGAATTTGATGGTCGAGAGCGGGTAATCGTGGTCCGAGTACATCCGCAGCGGTAGTTTGCCGGTGGCGGTCTTCTCTGGAATTGTGGCCCACTCCGCCGAGGTGTCGATCTTCAGATCGGACCGGACATTGTTCGCCTGGATGATACCGGCCGATTCGATCTTGACCGGCCGCGCGACGTCGAATCCGCCCGCATGCCCGATCGTGTACGTGCCGGTGCCCGCTGTTACCGCGAGGACGCGCTCCACAATCGTGTAGACCGTGAGGTGCTGGGCGTTCCAGTCGTTCAGCATCTCGTGGAGAGCGAAGAGGCCGTCGGTGAGGTCCTCGTCCTCCGGCGTGTCGCCCGCTCCGTACACTCCGAGGAGGCGCAGCGCGCCCGTGATTACGTCCTGGACGGTCATTTCAGGCCCCCGGTGAGATAGTTGAATCCGCCCCCGCGGTTCGCGCCGGTGCCGATGTCCGTGCTCGAGATGCGGGGCGAGATGGAGTTATACGACTTCACCAGGCCTTTGCTTTCGCGAGCGGTCTGGGCGACGTCGCCGCGGAGCTGCGTGCCGAACTGACCGCAGAGGCGCACGGCGAGGTTGTAGACCACGGCGTCTTCGTAGCCAGGCGCCAGGACCACGGCCTCTTCCTGGGTTGCGAATGGCGCGAGCTGGGACCAGGTGAATAACTCGAGGTCGTTCGCTTCCGTCGGATATCCCCAGAGAAAGAGAGTTGAAATGGGGAACGCGCCGTCGTTATATAACTCCGTCGGGACGGTGGTGGGTATGACTTGCAGGCGCTTTGCCGCCCAGTCGCGATCCGTCAGGAGGCGCAACGGAACGCGCGTTTCGGTCGACCCCAGCAAGACGATGTTCGCCGCGGTGATGCGGACCGGGCGCGCCGCGTTGAAATCTCCGCCCGGCCCGATCGTGTAACTGATCTGGGAGGGGGAGAGGTTGTAACGGTCGGCACGGATGGTATAAATCAGCAGCCGCTGGATCGTCCAGGCATCGATCATTCGATTGAGCGATGCGAAGGCGTCCGCTAACTGCGAGGGGCTGGCCTTGCGGCCGGCGGCCGTGAGGACGCCAGCCAGGCGCAACGCCGGATATAAGATTTCCGTGTCGACCGGCATGAGTTATTTCTTCTTTTCCCTGAGGGCTTTCAGCTGTGTGTCGATGGCTGCGGCTTCCGCGGCCGCGGCGGCGTCGAGGTGGACCGGCTCCGGCGGCTCCGCCGGATAGGGCTGCGTGTCCCAGCCCTGCCCGAGGTGCTCGGCGAGCTGCTCCTCGTTCTGGATCACCTTGTGCGCGCGTTTCCCGTGGTGATAGATCATCTTCGGGTACGGCCGGAACACCAGCGGCTGCTGGGGCGGCTTGTTCAGATCGAACGTCTCGATCTTTCCGGTGGTGCGGTCATGCGACTGCACGATGGCGCGCATTCGCTCGATGTCTTGCGGTGTGAGGTCTTCGAGTTCCATTTGGTTGTTGTTCGTCGGGAGTCCGTAAATTGCTGCTTCGGCTTCGCGCTGCTGCTGTCTAGTAAGATTCGATCGCCGAATGCCGGTGGATTCGTTCAGGGGCATCTAATAAATCGGTTCGCGTTCGGCGGCCGGCGGATGCGCCATGAAAGGTTTCGTCTTGCGGCCCTTCCAATTCGCGCCCATGTCGCCGGGCTCGCTCTCGAGGTGATAAACGACCACTTCCGGAATCAGGGCCCGCTTCTTACGTGGCCACTGGCAGGCGAAGTGAGTGTCGTCGCGGGCCGCGTTGGTCTGGTCTGCGATGTACGACGTGATTCCCGAGTCCGCGTGCCACAGCTGCAAGAATCCCAGCGGGTAATATCCCTGGTGCCCCGGGTGATGCACTCTCGCTCCGAGCGGCATGCCGGAATTCGAGGGGTGGATCAGCACGTCCTCGACCTGGCCGAGCGGCGATTCGAAGAAGTTCATCCAGTCGGCATACGAGCGGAACATCTGCCGGTCACAGCCGTAGATCATCGACGTGTCGAGGTCCGCCGTTTCCAATGCGTCCCGAAAATGCGACGGGAGCACGATATCGGCGTCGAGCTGCACCATCCACTGGTCGCGATCGAGCCGCCGCAGGCCTTCGTTGATGCCCGCGCCCTTTACGAAGAGCCCCCAGCGTGACATCAGAGCGTCTGTGGGCTTGCAAGTGACTCCGTAGGCCTCGCACACACGCCTGGTGTGGCGGTCTTCGGGAGCGGTGACGATCACCATCCGGTCGAAATGCCGCAGATTCAGGGGCAGCGTGTGCGCCAGGAAATCGGCGTGATTGACCGACACGACAACCGCTTCGATTTTCATGAAAAGACGGGGCGGCCCGAAGACCGCCCCAAGGGAAGACCCTTAGTAGGTCTTGGAGCCGAGCGAGTAGACGGTGTACGCCTCGCTGCCCAGCGTCACGTTCGTGAAGACGATCGCGAACCGCTTGGTCGCGCCGTCTGCCACGGTCATGGTGCCGGAGGTCGTTCCGCCCGTGCCGGCGGCGATCGTCAGCACTTCGGCCGAAGCGTCCGCGTTGTTGCGGATCTCGAGCTCGAACGCATGGTTGACCATGGCGCCCTGAACAGCCGCGACTAGGCTGACGGCAGTCGGCAGGACGTCGGTGCGGGATGCGCCGTTGGTGTCACGCAGGATAAGACCGCTGAGGGTCTCGTCCGTGGTGTATGTGTGCGCGGCGGCATCGGTGACCGTCTGGACGCTGTAGGTCGGGACTGCGACGGAGCCGAGGCGCGAATCTTTGATCGAGAAATGGGCGTTAAGTTTCGACATTGTCTTTGATTTCCTTTTGAATGGGCCCGCCGGAGCGGGCCCGTCTTCAGTCGTCCGTTATGCGCCGAGGACTGCTACCGCGCCGTTGCTCTGGTACAGGTTGCCCATTCCGAGCAAGCTGTCCATGCGGTTGATCTGCATGCTCCTGACCGGGTCCCATGCCTTCACCTTGCGGACGCTGATCCCGGTTTCGGGGTCCTGCGCCGCGCCGCCCTGCTCGACCGAGGTCGGGACGAACAGCTTCGCGCCCACGAGGGCGAACGCGAAACGGGAGAGCGCCAGGCCGACGGTGCCAGACTTGCCGTTCGGCGAGCTGGTGCCGGTCCACAGGGTCAGGGCCGCCGTGGCGGCCGGGAGAGCGTCGACGTTCTGATACTGCGAGCCGGGGCCGTACATGGCCGGCAGGAAGCTCAGGACATCCGCGCCGCCGCCCGCCGCGGTCAGGGCCGCGGTTACCGTGAACGTGCGGACTGCGGACTTACCCGCGATCCGGCGCGTCATGGGGTTCACGCGGTTGACGTTCAACACGCTGAACTTGTCGCCGACTTTGAACGTATCGCCGGCGGTTGCCGTGATCGTCATCGAGGTCGCGCCCGACGCCACTGCGGAGGTCGAGGTGACCGCGCCGCCCCAGGTTCCCGCGGTGTGCGAGTAGAGCGAGTTGGACTCGAAGAAGTCGAATCCCGCGAGACGCCCGATCGCGCCTTCCTTCCACGCCTTCGTGATTTCGTCGGCGGGGTGGAAGATCGACGTGATGTTCGTGCCGAGGGTGGCCATCATCGAACTGGAGATCAGCATGCAGCGTTTGCCCGGGGGGCACGCTTCTTCGAGCATGATCTGGCGCGCGGTGTAATACTGCGACACCGATGTCGCGTCCGTGCCGAGAGCGCCGGCGACGTTGCTCGCGTTTTGATAGGCGAACTTCGCGCAGCGGCTGTCGATGTCCTGCGCGATCGCAGCGGCGGCCGGCTCGAGATAATTCTCGCGGAGCTCCGCTTCGGACCGCTCGAGTTTCACGGCCGCTTCGTAGTCATCCCACTCGAACGCGCACTGGATCCACTGATCGAGATTGATCGTGGTCTTGATGCGGGAGATGCCCTGCGGCGCGTATCCCATCGTGTCCGTCGTGGTCATCCGCTGGGGGAATTTCACGTCGACGCTGGATCCCGGGGCGAAATCCTTTTTGAAGTCCTTCTCCCAGGAGCGGTTGAAATATTCGGCTACGACGAGTTTGTTGAGAGTGAGCCGGAGAATGTCCATGCTCACCCAGTTGGTGTTGAGGAACGTGTTTGCAGCCATGGCTGGCTATTGACCTTTTCGTGCGAGCAATTCCTTGCGATTCTGAGCAGCCCGATACGCAGCGAAATCGTCGCTTTTTACGGCGCTCTCAACCTCGTCGGCCGGCGGGCCCGATCGGCCGCTGGTTTCCTTCGGAGGCGGAGGTGCGCTGGTGGTTTTTCGTTCAGGAGGTTTGTTGCTTACGAACTTGCCGTCGGATCCGCGCTCTGGCGCATCGGTCGCAGCGGCCTTTGAGCCGCCCTTTCCGAGCTCCTCGCTCACGAGTTTTTCGACCAGGATCGCCTTCCGCATCGCTGCGCCGGGTTTGGTCTTAGCGAGATCGAGAAATTCCGCCAGGCCTTCCGCGTCCTTGCCCAACGTGTACAGGACGTCGATCAAGACGTCAGACTCGTTCAGCACTTCGCGGATCACGGCTGGAACTTCCTGACCCTGGAAAATGGCCTTCGCCGCTTCCACGATCGTGACGTCCGAGCCGTCGCCATAACGGGCTTTGGCTGCGTCCAGGCGAGATTGCATCTCTTTCTGGGCAGCTTCCTGCCGTTGCTGGGCCTGGTAGACCTCGAGACGCTTCTGCGCCTTGTAGTCCGCCATCTCCTCGAGATAGGTGTCCTTTGCGGCTTCGTACTCTTCCCAGGTGCGGTAGTCCTTCTCCTGGGGCCGTTTCGGGGCCTTATCATCGATAGCCGGCTTTTCAGTGTGCTCTGGTTTCGGCTTCTCTGTGGGCTCCGCGGCCGCAGCTTTGCGAAGAGATTTCAGCTCCGCCGGCGTATATCCCGCTTTGCGGAGATCGTCCAGCAGTTCGTTCAGCCGAGCTTCTGCCTTGCTCGGCTTGTGCTCCTGTTTCTTTTCGGGTTCCGATGCCGCGGCTTTCTCAGACGCCTGAGTGCCTTCTCCCTCAACGGAGGTGTCGGAAGATTTCTTTGCGGGTGCCGATTCCGCTTGCGGCTTGATCTCGCCGGTCTGGCGCCAATGATCGTAACTGGCGCGATCCGTCGGGACCTCTACTGCTGCTGGGGCGGGCGACGATTCC